TGCAAGCGCACATCGCCGATGTGTGGGGGGTGGCGGGTTTGAACTGGTTTGAACTGGTTTGAACTGGTTTGAACTGATTTGTACCAAATGTCCGAATTTTGAAAAAGCAAGGTAATCGAAACTAACGGGGGCGTTAGATTCCTGAGCGAATGGAAACAAGTGAGCGCACCAAAGCCGAATGAAGTTAAACGCAAAAATGGAAACCCAGGCAAACAAAAACTGCCTGATCTCAAGAATGTAATTGCACTGCCACAAATTAAAAGCGATGCGCCATTGCACCTTAGCGATGCTGGCAAAAAGTTATGGGCAGATGTGCGCGAGATGGCACCCTGGATTGCAACCAGCGATAGCAAGTTGCTTATTGAACTTTGTGAAAAGATGGATAAGAAGTACGAGCTACAGGCGAAGATGGCTCAATCAGATTTTGTTCTTTACACCGATAAGGGTTATGCATACGCGAACCCTTTGTTTGGAATGTTAAACACCGTTGAAGGTGACATTATTAAATTGCTTTCATTGCTTGGCCTAACGCCAATTGATCGCAGTAAGTTGGGGGTTGCTGAAGTAACGGCTAAGGGTAAGTTGGCCCAGTTGTTAGAGCAGCAAAAGAAGAATGGCTGATGTTGCAGGCTGGCCACCACGCTGGTTAACGCCAGTGCCAATTGAAGATCAAGAGCGTGGCGATGGCGAGTTGTATGCAAACTTTGCCGAAGCCGTTTGCCGAGTAACAAAAGATTCAGTGGCATCACCTGCAGGCAAGTTGCTTGAACTGCGCGGATGGCAAAAAGAATTATTGAAGCACACCCTTGCCCGCCGTGAAGATGGCAGATTTCGCCACCGCACCGCCCTGGTTGGAATGTCCAGGAAGAACGGCAAGAGCGCATTAGCAGCATCAATGGGCTTGGCTGGTTTAACGCTAGGTGGCAACGGTTCAGAGATTTATTCATGTGCAGCAGACCGCGACCAGGCACGCATCGTGTTTGGAACTGCCAAGCGAATGATTGAGCTAGATGAAGAACTATCTTCAATGTTCACCCTTTACCGGGATGCGATTGAGTTCAAAGATAAAGGCAGCGTGTACCGCGTACTTTCTGCCGAAGCATATTCAAAAGAAGGACTCAACCCTTCACCGCTTGTAATCTTTGATGAGGTTCACGCCCAGCCTTCTTGGGATTTATGGAATGTGCTTAGCCTTGCTGGTGGTGCTAGAGCCGACTCACTTCTTCTTGGCATCACAACGGCAGGTGTTAAGACACAAAACAACGGCCAAGATTCTCTTTGCTATTCGCTCTATCAATACGGCCAACAGGTTGTAAAGGGTGAAAAGAAAGACCCATCATTTTTCTTTTCGTGGTGGGAGCCGACACAACCTGAAGCCGATCACCGTGACGAATCAAATTGGGAGCAAGCAAACCCAGGATTCAATGACATTGTGGACAAAGAAGAAATGCAATCGGCAGTGCTACGCACGCCTGAAGCTGAATTTCGAACTAAGCGCCTCAATTGCTTTGTCAGCACCTCGGTAGCATGGCTGCCAACAGGTACTTGGGAAGCCTTAGAGGATAAAGATAGATTCCCTGAACCTGGTGAAGAAGTCATTTTGGCCTTTGATGGTGCCTTTTCAAATGACTCAACCGCCCTTGTCATGTGGTTATTGGGTGGCGAAAAGCCTCACCTCATGGTTGTTGGATTGTGGGAACGCCCTGATGATGCTGAACAAGGCTGGCATATTCCAGTTGCTGAAGTAGAACAAACAATTGTCAGCACATTTAGAGATGAAAGATTCAATGTTAAAGAAATCGTATTCGACCCAGCCCGATGGCAAAGAACTTTTATGGTTCTTGATGAAGAAGGCTTGCCTGTTGTTAGTTACCCCAACAGTGCTGCAAATATGGTACCCGCAACACAAAAGTTCTACGAAGCCGTTGTGAATGAATCATTCACTCACGATGGAGATGAACGCCTTGCACGCCACATTGCAAACTGCGTAACAAAACAATCTAGTCGTGGTGTTATGGTTGCCAAAGCAAGTAGTAGGCGTAAGGTGGATGCCGCCGTTGCTTCAATCTTTGGGTATGATCGCGCTACTCAACCAGCCGAACCGCCAGCACCAGTTGCAAGATTCTTTTCAATTCAGGTATAGGGAGCATAATGAAGAAGATTGACCTATCAGTTGCAGTTGAAGTTGTGGGCGTAACGCTTGCAACGACTGGCCTCGCAATGATTTCAGTTCCACTAGCTTTAATTGTTGCAGGTGTTTTTCTAGTATGGATTACAGAAAAGGCTAACTAATGAGTTTATCAAAGCGTTTGGCAGGTACTGGAACAAAGCGTTCAGCCAACAATCAATACATCGAGCCTTTAATTCCAGGCAGACCAGCATTTTCAACTAACGCTGGTGTGATTGTTGATTCTGAAACCGCAATTCGTATGTCCACTGTTTATTCTTGCGTGCGCCTATTGGCAGATACAGTAAGTTCATTGCCAGTTGGCGCTTATGTGCGCCGTGGTCGTAACCGCTTGCCATACTCAACTATTTATGGAGATCAACCTGCGTGGGTTTCAAGACCAAACCCTGAAACAACACGCCTTGAATTTTATGAGCAGATTGTTACCTCATTCAAACTTGAAGGCAATGCTTACATCCTGACAGTGCGCGATGATATGGGAGATGTTCAAGAACTCTATGTTTTGAATCCTCGCAATGTTCGCATTGAGCGCCTTAGAGCAGGCGAGCCACTGGTTTATTTTGTAAAGATTAAAGATTCACAAGGCGTTTATGAACAACGCATGACAGACAAAGACCTTTTGCACATCCCTGATTTCCGTTTGCCTGGTGATCGTTATGGACTTTCACCAATTGGTGCCTGCCGTACAACGCTAGGCGCGGCAATGGCAGCCGATGTTTATGCCGCTTCATACTTTGGCAACGCTGCCAACCCAGGCGGTGTCGTTGAAGTGCCAGGTGAGTTAACTGAAGAACAGGCATCAGACATTGGCCGTGATTGGAACCTTACCCATACTGGCCCATACCGCGCTGGCAAGATTGGTATTCTTTCAGGCGGTGCAACATTCAAGCCACTAACAATTAACGCCCAAGATGCGCAGTTGTTAGACACACGCCGTTTCTCAGTTGAAGAAATTGCTCGTATTTTCCGCGTTCCACTATCGCTTCTTGGCCATCCAGTAGCGGGTGCAATGTCATTTGCATCTGTTGAAGCGCAGAATCTTTCATTCGTTCAGCACTCATTGCGCCCAATCTTGGAGAGAATTGAGCAGTCACTATCAACACTGCTACCTGAACCTGATGGATTCATTCGTTTTAATCTTGATGCACTCTTACGCGGTACAACACTTGAGCGTTACGATGCTTACACAAAGGGTTTGCGTGAAGGTTTCCTTTCACTCAATGATGTTCACGCTTACGAAGATATGGCACCAATCGAAAGCGGAGATCAATACCGCGTTCCATTGCAAAACATTGATGCAACAGATGCTAAGGATGTTGGCCTGAAGCTACGCACCGAAATCGCTGCTGCATTGATTCAAGTTGGCTTTGACCCAGCAGCAGTAACAAAGGCAGTTGGCCTACCTGATATGAAGCACACTGGCGTTCCATCTAGCCAACTGCAGCAAGTATCAACGATTGACCCAGCCGACCCAGCCGCAGTTTATGAGGTTAAGTAATGCCGTTTTCTGCACCCGACTATATGCAAGCCAATGCAGCAAGAGGTTTGAAATATCTTGATGAAGGTTTTGGGGGAGATGGATTAACTGACGGCACCAAGCGTGAAGCACGCGAGATGGCTGCAGGAAATATATCTGATAACAAAGTTCGTAAAATGGCACCCTGGTTTGCTCGTCACAAGGTTGATGGACAAGCCCCAAAAAATAGCAATCCATCAGATGCCCAATATCCAGGCGCAGGTTTAGTTGCCTGGTTGTTATGGGGCGGAGATTCCAACTTCAGTGATAGAGCGCAAAACTGGGCGCAGAGCAAGATTGATGCACTAGATGCTGAAGCCGACTCAAGGAGCAAAATGAAAAAGATTGAACGCCGTACATTTACAGTGCGAGATGTTGAAGCAAGACAGGCCGAAGATGGCACAATGACACTTCGCGGATACGCAGCAGTGTTTGATGAGGCCAGCGTTCCCCTGCCATTTATTGAGACAATCGCCCCTGGCGCGTTTCGTAAGACCTTGAGCGAGACACCTGATGTGCGCTTGCTTATCAACCATGAAGGTTTGCCACTAGCTCGTACAAAGAACGGCACCCTAACATTGACTGAAGATGATCGTGGTTTGTTTATGGATGCACAAATTGCAGACACGACAGAGGGGCGCGACCTTTACAAGTTAGTTGAGCGGGGAGATGTTGACCAAATGAGTTTTGCTTTCCGTGTTATTCGTCAAAAATATAATGAAGATCGTTCTCAGCGCACATTGACAGAGGTTTCACTAGCAGATGGAGATGTTTCAGTGGTTACATATCCCGCCTACCCAACAACAAGTGTTGAGGCACGCGAAGCACTACGCAACGCAATTGATGCAATTAAAGAAGGCCGTGAAGTCACAGGCGAATCTTTAATTGTTCTAAATTCTATTTTTGAAGATTTGAGCGAAGGCCATGATTACATTATGAAAGCCGTTGAAATGATGGCAATGCTTACAGGTTCTGAACCTGAAGAAGAAGTTGAAGAACCTGAAGTTGAATTAGAGCCAACAGATGTGGCAATTGCAGGCCGTTCAATTTCCCTGCGCTTAGCCAAAGCAATTATCAACAACACAAAATAAGTTTCTGTTACAAAAGTAGCAGATCGAAGTCGGAGCAAATCCCACACCCTTAAAGCGCCGTGGAGAGCATTGCCACCACCTCAAACCACATTCACACAACTCATTAGGAGATCACTAAATGTCATATTTTGACAATGTAGTAGAGCGCCGTGATGCAGTTAAGGCAGAAATGGATGCAGTTCTTGAGGCAGTAGCCGCAGAATCTCGCACCGACCTTACTGCAGAGGAAACCGATAAGGTTGATGCTCTTGTAGAAGAAGCACGCGCACTAGATGCAAAGATTGAAAAGTTCACAACACAGGCAGCAGCAGATGCAAAGGTTGCAGAAATGCGCTCATCTGTTGCAGCAGTAATCACACCTCGCGTTGGTGGCTCAACAGTTACACGCGAAGTTCGCACATACAACCCTGAAGCTGAAGTTTCATTCGTTAAGGATGTTTTTAACGCTCAGATTCGCGGAGATTACTCAGCACAAGAGCGCCTTGCTCGCCACACAAAGGAAGAATCAATTGAGCGCCGTGATGTTGGTACATCAAACTTCGCTGGATTAGTTGTTCCACAATACTTGGTTGACCTCGCTGCACCTTATGCACGCGCAGGCCGCCCAACTGCAGACTTTGCAACTGCAAAGCACACACTACCTGCTGCTGGAATGTCTCTTGAGATTTCCCGTATGACAACAGGTACATCAACTGCAGTTCAGGAAACTCAGAACACTGCAGTATCAGAAACTGATGCTGACGATACACTTTTGAGCATCCCAGTTCGTACAATTGCTGGACAACAGGACCTATCACGCCAGGCAATTGAGCGCGGAACAGGCATTGACACATTTGTTGTTGCTGACCTAATCCGTTCATGGCACACAACAGTTGATAATCAGGTTCTAAATGGAACAGGCTCAAATGGCCAGTTCAAGGGAATCGCAAATTCAGGTGGAAATGCAATCACTTTCACTGCAACAACACCAACAGTTGCTTTGCTATATCCAAAGTTGGCTGATGCAATTCAACAGATTCAGTCAAATGTGTTTGAAACACCAACACACTGGATTATGCACCCACGCCGTCTAGCTTTCTTGCTAGCAGCAGTGGACACAACAGGCCGCCCATTAGTAGTTCCAACTGCAAATGGTCCAATGAACGCAACTGCAGCAGGTGCAGGCGTAGTTGGATACGGCAATTCAGGTTACTCAATGATGGGCTTGCCAATCATTGCTGATGCAAATGTTGTAACTAATCTTGGTGCAGCAACAAACCAAGATCAGATTTACTGCGTAGCAGCACCTGAAATGCACCTTTGGGAGCAGCCAGGATCACCATTCGCATTGTCATTTGATGCAACTGGTGCTTCATCTCTCACAATCAAGTCTGTTGTTTATGGATTTGGTGCCTTCTCTGCAGAGCGTTACCCACTAGCAGCCTCAATCATTTCAGGCACTGGTTTGGTAGCACCAACTTTCTAATCGAAAGTTAAAAATTGTAAGAGGCGGGTTTTTCTCCCCCGACTAACCCGCCTCTTACTTCTTAAATGATTCGGGGGAATCTATGAAGTCGGCACATAAAGTTTCAATTGGTAGTTGTGACCCAGGAACAGTTAATGGTGGGTTTGCATTTAGCTTGGTTCAGGTTGCTCAATCACGATCAGCACGACTTGGCCCATTTATTAGAATCAAGGGTTCAGGGTTGCTTTCAAAGCAACGCAATCGTTTAGTAAAACAATTTTTAGAAACCAAATCTGATTGGTTACTAATGATGGATTCAGATGAGCAACTTTCTGTTGAAGCATTTGATAAATTGATTGAAGCCGCGCATGACAAAGAGCGCCCAGTTGTAGCAGGTTTGGTGTTTGCAAGTTTTGAAACAGGTTATCCGTACCCACAACCAGTGCCAACGATTTTTCAAGATGCCCCTGAAGGCTTCTTGCCGTTAAATAAGTACGATAAAGATTCAATTTTCCAAGTAGATGCAGCAGGTACTGGATGTTTGCTAATCCACCGAAGCGTTCTTGAAGCAATCAGAGCAGATGCCGACCCACACCAGGGGCAAGATTGGTGCTGGTTTTGGGATGGCCCAATCAACGGCGAATGGATAGGCGAAGATTTACAGTTTTGCCGCCGAGTTCGCTCACTAGGTTTTCCAATTTATGCCCACACTGGCGCGATACTTCCTCACTCAAAGAGTTATTGGCTAGATGATAGGCAGCACGATATATGGAACGCATAAAAAGAATTTTAAGAATTAAGGTAAAATCAAAGGAAACTGCTACGGCGATTCCACAACTGGAAAAGGCAATGCTTCCCAAAGTAGAAACGAGAATAAAGCGTGGCGATCACTAACGGTTACACGACACTCAATGATGTAAAGGCTGCGCTGAATCTTGAAGATTCAATGGACAATGCAGCCCTTGAAATGGCTATTGCAACCGCTTCACGCCAAATAGATGATTATTGTGGCCGTTTCTTTTATACAGATGGCACTCAGGGTGCGCCAGCAACTCGTTATTACACCCCAACCGACTATTACATTTTGCCAGTTGATGATTTTGTGAGCATCAGCGAGATTGCAACAGATGATAATTTTGATCGCACCTATGGCTCAGTGTGGACGGCTGACGATTCAATGTTTGAACCAGTCAATAATCCTTCACGCGGTTGGCCAATGTCTCGTATTTTGGCAGTTGGCTCTTATGTATTCCCCTGGAACTTGCCACAATCAGTACGCGTTAAAGGTATTTTTGGATGGTCAGCGGTGCCTTTTGAGGTAAAGACTGCTGCAAAAATTCAAGCATCTCGCCTGTTCTTGCGTAACCAGTCACCATTTGGAATTGCTGGAAATACAGATTTAGGAACAGTGCGTTTGGCTGCAAAGCTAGATGCTGATGTTGAGGCGGTACTGCGCCCATTGCGTAAGAACAATGGCTTGGCTAAGTAATGTTACCTAGTGAGGTCAGAAACGGCTTAAAAGCCAACCTAGAGGCGATTCAAGGTATGCGGGTTTATGAACTAATCCCAAGCACCCCAGTAGCGCCTGCAGCCATTGTTGGCCAGTTGGATTTCACCTTTGATTTGAATAATGCCCGTGGTTTAGACCAGGCAAACCTTGATGTTGTTGTTTTGGTCCAGCGCTTTACAGAGCGTTCAGGCCAAAATGATCTTGATAAGTACCTCGCAGGTAGCGGGGATTACTCAATCAAGGCAGCGATTGAATCCGATTTGACACTTGGCGGTGCCTGTAGCACTTTGCGCGTTACATCTGCAGAGGCTGGCACTTATGCTGCAGGTGAAATTGAATTTCTTTCATACCGTTACCGTCTCACCGTTTGGGGATAAGGAGAAAAATGAGCTACACAGTTACCTCAAATAATTTTGAGGCGAAGAAAAAGGGAGAAACAATCTCCGACAAAGAATTGCTTGAACTTGGGCTAAACGCTGAAGCACTTGTTGCTGGCGATCACCTAAAAAGCAATGCGCCAACTAAACCAGCAACAGAAAAGGAAGCCGAATAATGGCCCGTACAGTTCTTACAGATGCATCCGTTGTAATCAATGGAATTAATTTAAGCGAATTTATTACCAGTGTGGCACTTTCAACCAGCGAAGATGTGGTTGACACAACTGGAATGTCTAGCGCTGGTGCGCGTACTCGTATCAGTGGGCTTGCTGATAACTCAGTGACATTTGAATTTAATCAGGATTTTGCAACATCAGGTCCTGAAATAACAATCAACGCAGTAGGTTCTTCACTGGTTGGAACAGTCACAACTTGTGTTATCAAGCCAACATCAGCAGCAGTTGGTGCCGCAAATCCAAGTTATACATTCTCAGCCTTGTGCGCCGAATGGCAACCACTTTCAGGTGCAGTTGGTGAACTTGCAACAATCTCTGCAACTTGGCCAATCTCAGGTGCTATCACAAAGGCGATTGCATAAATGGCACGCATTGTATTAACAAATGCCTATGTCTTGTATGCAAGCAATGACATTTCGCAATATGTCACATCAGTTGCACTTTCATCAAGCGTTGATGTGGTTGACACCACCGGGCTTGGCTCGTCAGCTCGTACACGCGTTGGTGGATTGTTTGACAATCAACTAACTGTTGAGTTCAATCAAGATTTTGCAGATAATGCCCTTGAAGAACTTATCAATGGCACATCACTTGCAACATCAACTGTTGGAACTGCCGTGGCAATGGAAATTCGCCCAGTCAACACAACAGTAAGTGCCAGCAATCCAAAATACACATTTAATGCTTTGATTGCTGAATGGCAGCCACTTTCAGGTGCCGTTGGTGAGTTAGTAACGGCAAGTGTGACTTGGCCAATTTCAGGTGCAATTACAAAAGCAATCTCATAATCAACTAAGGGGGAAAAGATGGATGGATTAGCAGTAAAAGTAAAGACAACCGAAGGTGTTGAGGTGTCCTACAAACTGACACCTCGTATCATTGTTGCATTTGAACAACAGTTTGGTGCAGGGATGCCTAAACTTTTGGGAGAGCAACAAAAAATTGAACACATCTATTGGTTGGCTTGGAAAGCAATGCAGGTAAATGGAGTTGTGGTTAAACTTTTTGGCCCTGAATTCTTAGACACTATTATTTCTGCCGAATTGGACAGTGATAGTTCTTTCGAATCCACCGCAACAGTTTAACCTATACGATTGCAGCCGTTGCGGTTGAAACTGGTATTCCTGTAAGTGATTTGTTAGATGCGCCTGATGGAATTCTTGAAGCAATCACAATCTATATGAAGGAACGAGCTAAAGCCAATGGCTGAAGAAGTAATTGTTCTATCAGGTATCAAAGAAACTCTTGATGCACTTAAAGAATTTGATAAAGATGCGGTTAAACGCTTCAATAAAGTTATCAATAATGAATTAAGAGGCGCAGAGCGTGATGCTAAAGGTTTAATCAGCGAAGAACCGCCGATGAGTGGTTGGAGTAAATCCGATGCGGCTAAACCCCGCAAAACCACTCGCGGTGGTGCTGGTTGGCCTGGGTGGAACGCTGGCGAAATTAAATCAAAAATCACTAAAACAAAAGCCCAGGGCAAAGTTCGTGGTGATTACACAACAAGTGCTGGTGCTTTGCTGAATAAGTCTGCAGCAGGTGCAATCTTTGAAACGGCTGGCCGTAAAAGTAAGGCAGGATTTGGCGGTGGTTCAAGTCAGCAATTTCTTCGAACAATCGGCAACAGATTCGGCAAGGCTTCGCGTGTAGTATGGCGCGTTGTAGATAAAGACAGAGCAAGAATTGAAGAAAATGTAGCGCGTGCGCTTGAACAAGCAAAAACCGATCTACAGAAACATCTACAGGGAGAGCGAGCTAAATAAATGGCAGTTGGCGCAGTTGTAGCCCGCATCCTCACCCAGTATTCTGATAAAGGCTCAAAGGCTGCTCAAAAAGATATTAACAAACTTGGTAAAAACATTGATAAATTTGCCAAGAAATCTGCAAAAGCATTTGGAGTTGCTGCCCTTGCAAGCGCAGCATTTGCAGCCAAGATTGGTAAGGATGCAGTTGAAGCCGCAATTGCTGATCAGAAATCTCAGGCACTTCTTGCTAACTCTTTGCGCAATACTGTTGGCGCAACAGATGCTGCAATTGCAGGCGTAGAACGCCACATCACGGCGCTTCAAAAGCAATTCTCTGTTGCAGATGATGAACTTCGCCCCGCATTTGGTAGGTTGACTGCTGCGTTTAATTCAACTACTGCAGCACAAGAAGCAATGCAGATTGCGCTGAATGTAAGCGCTTTTGCAAGCGTTGATTTAGCCACTGCATCTGATGCAATAATTAAGGCAAGTCAAGGTCAATACAAAGCAATTACTAAACTTGTGCCAGGTATTGGTGCTGCAACATTAGCAACAAAAGATTTTGGAAAGATAACAGATAAGGTTTCAAAACTAACAGGCGGTGCTGCTGCTACTCGCGCTGGCACGCTTGAAGGCAAAATGAATGGCTTAAAAATTGCCTTTGGTGAAGTAATGGAAACTTTAGGCTACGCATTATTGCCAGTAATGGAAAAATTTGTAACATTAGTTACAACACAACTTTTGCCTAAGATTGAAGCCTTTGTTGCTTTGAACAAAGATAAGTTGGCTGCAGGTTTTGCATTTGCTGCAGAAATGGCACTTAAATTACTTACAACTGCAATGGCCTTTTCAGACTGGTGCGCAAACAATATGGGCATTGTTAAGAGTATGGCAGCCCTAATTGCTGGAATGTTTGTTGTTGGTCGAATTGCCGCTTTTATTACTGCAATCCAGGGAATTATTGGCGTAATGAAGTTATTAAAAACAACTGCAATTGGAGCAGCAATTGCAAACGCATTTGCAACATCAGGTGTCAGCATTGCATTAGGAGCCGCTGCACTTGCAACAGTTGGGCTTGGTGCTTATACAGTTAACAATATGTTGAAGCCCGATGCCGTGGCTGGTGGCAAAAAAGGAGTTAGTCCTCGTGGTAATACTAATAATCGTGATTTTAGTATTACTCCTTACTCACCTGTTACAAATGCTCTTGATAATTTTACAACTGGACTTAATAAAGCAACAAAAGCAACAAAAGATGATAAGAAGTTGCAAGATGCAATTACTGCCGAAGCGGTACGCCAAAACTTAGCCCGCCAAAAGTCACTTTCAGGTTCAACTGCTCTTGCAGTTGGTCAAGGTGGCAAACTTTATATGCCAAAAAGCGGTGTCAATGTAATTGTTAACAATGCAGGTTCAGTAATCACTCAAGAAAATCTTGTAACAAGTATTGTGAACGGCATTGAAAGAACAACTCGCCGTAGCTTTGGAAGCACTGGAGCGTTTGACATACTATGACGGCCTTTGATGGAGTAACTACACCTTCGATAGCAGTTCAATTTCTAAAAAGTGGAACTTGGACTTCAGCAACAACCACCGATGTTATTCAAATTGATATTCGCCGTGGGCGCACTCGTCAAAGTGAACGAGATCAAAGCGGGATTTCAGTTATTGTTTTTAATAACACAAGCGGTTATTACGACCCTGATAACACATCTGCATCTAGTCCGTGGGTAGTCTCAGGTGCAAGCATCCTTCGTGATGGCTTACAAATGCGAGTTATGGCCACAATTGGTGGCACTTCATACGCGCTTTACTACGGCTTTCTTGAAGAAACTAAAGTTGACCAGGGTGAAGCACCTACATCTACAATGACTTTTGTTGATGGGATTGCCTACATCGCCGATGCCCAGGCACCAGCACTGGCAGCAGCAGCAAATGCCGAGACTGCAGCCACACGCGTTGGGCGTATGCTCGATATTGTGGGCTGGCCAAGTGGGGCTTCACGCTCTTTGACTGGCACTGTCGGTATGCTGGCAACCGTTCAAAATCGCTCTTGTATGGCGCTGATTTACCAGGCAGTTGATGCTATTGCCGGGCGTTTCTACATCTCACGCAGCGGTGTTGCAACTCTTGTGCCGTTAGCCGATAAGTTCAGCCGACCAACTCAATTACTTTTTACTGACAATCAGGCAAGCAATACTGTTAGTTATATGCAACTTTTGACTAACCCTGGCACTTACTATGTAGTAAATCAGGCAGTTATTAGCCGTACCAATACAACTAAGCAATACACATCACAATATAATCCTAGTGTTAGCGCTTATGGAATTGCTAAAACTGTTCTTGATGCGCCAGTTGCCACTGATTCAAACGCTCAGAATTTAGCTTTGTATGAATCACGCAAGTTAGCAACCCCTGATACCTATGTGGAGCGCATTGATTTTAATGCTTTGTCGGTTGGCACTTATGGCTTGCTTTATCCTGACTTTTTAGCAACAGAATTGGCCGATCAGGTGAGCGTTGTACGCACAACCTATGATGGACGCACTATTCAATGGAACCTTGTAGTTGAAGGCATGGGTCATACTATTACTCAAAACAATTGGCTTGTGTCTTACACAACTTCAGCCATCAACCCATATTCAATTACAATTTAGGGGGTAGCAGATGCCATTGTGTCCACAAATCACCAATACCCCGATTACTGTAACTCTTACTGCTGATTTTACTGTTACAGATGTCATTCCAGTATTGCCTGCTAATACTGAACAATTGGCAGCAGTTGAAACTCTTGTTGATGGCAAGGCTCAAATCTATTATCAAACTACTGCACCTGTTGGCGCTGGAATCAATGAAGATGATCTTTGGTATGACACAGACGATGGCAACAAGCCTTATATTTTTCGTTCAGGTGTGTGGGTATCTGTTCAAGATGGTTCAATTGCAACGGCTCAATCTGCTGCAAATACTGCTCTTGCAAACGCTGCAACTGCAAATGCGGTAGGTGTAGCAGCGCAAAATACTGCTAATACTGCTCTTGCTAATGCAGCAATTGCAGATGCTAAAGGTGTTGCAGCTCAATCAACTGCCAATACTGCTCTTGCTAATGCTGCAACTGCATACACGGCTGCCATTGGTTCGTTACAACCAAGTGCTAACACAATTGTTAATGCAAGCAATCAAATGACTGCCATTAACGGAACTGGCATCACGGTTTATTCAGGTGCATCTGCAACTACTGGTGCGCGTGTTGTTCTTAACTCGGTTGGCCTTGCAGGTTTTAATAGCGGTGGCAGTCCTACTTTTTCAATTAGCGCATCAACAGGCGCGGCAGTATTTTCAGGTTCAGTTACAGGTTCAACCATTACAGGTGGCACGCTTAACATTGGCGGTAACGCCATCATTGATGCCAGTGGTTTTTTAACCGCAACAGGTGCCACAATTACAGGAACAATTACCACCAGCAACATCACAGTTACTGGTGGAACCCTTACTATTGGTTCAACTTTTGCAGTTACTGCAGGTGGAGTTCTTACTGCAACAGGTGCCACAATTACTGGCACGCTCACATCCAACAATGTAACGATTACTGGTGGAACGCTAACTATTGGTTCAAAGTTTTCAGTTACTAGCTTGGGTGTATTGACTGCTACAGATGGCGTATTTACTGGAACGATTACATCAACAAATGCAACCATTACTGGCGGTTCATTAACAGTAGGTTCGACTTTCTCAGTCACATCGGCTGGCGTGTTAACTGCAACATCAGGAACTGTTGGTGGTTTTACTCTTTCGGCGAGTTCAATATATGCAGGCACATCGCTGGTCTTAAACACAGATGGAACGCTAAGTGGTGGCAACTCGGCAACATTATTTTATGGGTTTGTTAACATCGGTGGTGGCACTGTAACAGGTGAGCGTTTAATTGTTACTGGCAGTTCTAGCTTTGTTGGCACAATTATTTCTACAAGTAATGTTACAAGTCAAACTCACTTTTTCTCACCTTTTGCAACAAATGTTACATCTGCCGCTAATGGATTTTGGGTAACAAGTGGTTCAGGTCGCATGACTTACACAACTGCATCATCTCAACGGTACAAGCACGATATTGTTAATTTGGTCAGTATTCCTGAATATGACCCAAAGAAACTTCTTAACCTTCCAGTGCGAGCATTTAGATATAATGAAGATTATGTGACACCAACTGATGATCGAGCTGAAGTATTGATTCCTGGTTTTATTGCTGAAGAAGTAGATGCAATTTATCCAATTGCTTGCGATTATTCAGAAACAAAAGGTCCTGAATCTTGGAATGACCGCGTAATTTTGCCAGCAATGTTGGCACTGATTCAAAATCAAGAAGCAAGAATCCAAGCACTAGAGGGGGAATAATGGAAGAAACACAGATAGACATTCAGGCAGTGTTAAAGGCAATGCGTGAAACTATTGGAAATCAAGCACAAGAAATTGCAATCCTCAAAGCAACACTTGAGGCATCAACTAACTCATAACGGGAGAACCGCGCAAATGACACCAGCAAACTGGGCAGGCTTAATCGTATCTATCATTGCAATTGTAAGTGGATTTGCAGGGGCAGTTCGATGGCTTGTGAAGCATTACCTTAATGAACTCAAGCCCAACGGTGGCAGTTCAATGCGTGATGCAGTTGCCCGCCTTGAAACTCAAATGGAAATTGTCCTTGACTTATTGGCAAAGAAGTGAAGGCAAAACCAGCGGCAATGGCAGTGCTACGCCAAGCCACTGCCCTGAAGCCATTGCGCAAGAAGTTATCTGATGGCCTATTGCCATCTGCTGCCCACCAAGTTCAAAATCCAAAGTCAGATCACAATACTGGCCTAGCCGTGGACTTGACCCACGACCCTAAAGGTGGCATTGATTGCGTTGAAATCTTTGAAAAGCTAAAAGAAGATAAGCGCGTTGAATACTTAATTTTCAACGGCAAGATTTGGTCAAAGGCAAGAGCCAAAGAAGGCAACCGCAAATACAGTGGTTCAAATCAGCACACCAAGCATCTTCACATTTCCATCAAGGAAGATATGGCAACAGATACATCACCCTGGTTTTGGTGGCTTAATCAGCCCAAAATAATTACACAAATCGGTGCTAAAATCGTACCGATTCCTGCTAAAAAAGCATACAAAGCCGAAGTTTGCACTTGTTGCAAAGTCCACGGCAAGAAATAAGGGAGCAATCAAATGGAACAATTCAAACAAATCGCACTTTCTTGGTTTCGCGCAGCAGCAGCGGCAGCAATTGCCCTATATCTTGCGGGCGAGACTGATCTAAAGACTCTTGGAATGGCTGCCCTTGCTGGCGCTGCTGGTCCAGTTCTCAAGTGGCTAGATTCATCAGCCGTAGATTTCGGCAGAGGCTCAAAGTAATCCACCCTTAATTTTTGGAGTAATTAAATGGCTGCAGGCACGCTAGATTTCACAATTGAACAAGGGGCAACTTTTAATCTTCTTTTAACTTGGGAGATTAACAATGTTGCAGTTAATTTAACTGGTTACACTGCTCGCCTTGCAGCACGCGTTGATGTTGAAGATACTGAAGTAATCCTTTCAATGACTACAGTTAACGGTGCAATTACTCTTGGCGGTGCTGCTGGCACTATTAGCCTCAATCAGACTGCAACTCAAACAACGCTTTTGCCACCAGGTACTTATGTTTATGACCTTGAACTGATTGCTTCAAATGCAACAGTTACACGGTTGGTGCAGGGTGAGCTACTCATTAGCGCAGAGGTGACTCGATGAGTTCAATCGTCTATGTATCATCAAGCACAACTGATGTAATTGCAGAAATTGCCTCACCTGCCGAAGTCATTATTTCAAACCTTCAAGGTCCGCAAGGTGTTCAGGGTCCAACTGGTCCGACAGGTCCAGCAGGTGCAACTGGTGCTACAGGTGCAATTGGTGTTACTGGTGCAACTGGTCCAATAGGTGTTAGCGGTGCTACGGGTGCTACTGGACCCGTTGGTGTTACTGGTGCTACAGGTCCAATTGGTGTTACAGGTCCAATTGGTTCAACAGGCCCAGTTGGTGCTACAGGTCCACAAGGTATTCAAGGTATTCAGGGTGAAATTGGTGTAACTGGTCCAATTGGTGCTACTGGTCCAGTTGGTGCAACTGGTGCCGTAGGTGCAACAGGTGCCATTGGTGTTACTGGCCCAATTGGTGTTACAGGTCCAATTGGCGCTACAGGACCCGTTGGTGCAACAGGTTCACAAGGTATTCAAGGTGTAGTTGGCGCAACAGGACCAGTTGGCGCAACAGGTCCAACAGGTGCTGATTCATTTGTGCCAGGACCAACAGGTGTTACAGGACCTGCTGGTGCAACTGGTGTTACTGGCCCTATCGGTGCCACTGGCGTTGCTGGTCCAACAGGTGCTACTGGTGCTACAGGTGCAACTGGTGCCGATGGTGGCAGTGCAAACTATTACGATTACAGAGCAGACACAACAATCACAACGGGAAACCCTGGCAATGGTGATTTGATTTGGAACAATGCAACACAGATTTCTGCAACACAGATCAACATAAGTCACATCAACTCAGATGGTGTAGATGTTGACATTTTTTTAGCTTTAATCAAAACAGGCGATGTTATTGTTGTTCAAGATAAAAACCTTTCTGATAACTTTCAAAAGTTCACAGTATCTGCAACACCTACAATGCAGACAGGTTATGTTGAAGTTCCTGTAACGCTCACAACATCAGGTGGAACAGGCACAACAAACTTTGCAAACAATCACCAACTTATTGTGGCAATTGTTTCAACAGGCGTTGTGGGTCCAACTGGACCTGCAGGTGCAACGGGTGCAACAGGACCTATAGGTGCAACTGGCGCAGTAGGTCCAACTGGCGCAATTGGCGCAACTGGTGCATCAGGTGCTGATTCAACAGTTCCTGGACCAACAGGTGCAACTGGCGTAATTGGTGCAACTGGACCTACTGGCCCACAAGGTATTGCAGGTGATATAGGTGCAACTGGTGCAACAGGACCTGCAGGAACTGCGGGCGCAACTGGTGCTACTGGTCCTCAAGGTATTCAAGGCGTTGTAGGTGCGACTGGACCTGCAGGTGCTACAGGTGCAACAGGACCACAAGGAATTCAAGGCATCCAGGGTGATGTTGGTGTTACTGGCCCTGTTGGCGTTACTGGACCAGTCGGTGCAACAGGTACTGCAGGTGCCGTAGGTGCAACTGGACCAACAGGTTTAACAGGACCTGCAGGTGCAACAGGACCAACTGGTGCATCAGGTGTTGCAGGTTATTCAGTTCTCAATGGAACAGTTAACCCAACAACGCAAGGTGTTGATGGTGATTTCTACATCAACACTGTTACAAATCAAATCTTTGGTCCTAAAGCTGCAGGTGTATGGCCTGCAGGTGTAAATCTCATTGGACCAACAGGTGCAAGTGGACCTGCAGGTTCTACTGGCCCTACTGGTGCTACTGGCACCGCTGGTGCAGTTGGTGCGACAGGTGCAACAGGACCTTCAGGAATCAATGGCGCAACAGGACCAACTGGTGCAACAGGACCCACTGGCCAAGATGCAGCAGTTTATATTGTTGATTATCTTGATGGTGGTTCTTCATCAATCAATCCCGACATTATTTACAATTCAGGAACTTCATCAACTTCAACTTGGACCTATACTATTGATGCGGGTGGCGCATCAGTTTCTTTCTAACAATTAAGAAAAGGCAAAAATGACATCAAGACTACAAAACCGCCGCGACACCGCAGCAAACTGGACTGCAAACAATCCAACACTTGCCGCTGGCGAAATCGGACTTGAAACAGACACCGCAAAATACAAAATGGGTGATGGCGCAACTGCCTGGAACTCATTGGCTTATGCCTACACTGCAGGTGCTGCTGGTGCAACGGGTCCTACTGGACCAATTGGAGCAACAGGACCCACTGGTGTAGTAGGTGCAACTGGTGTTGTTGGTGCGACTGGACCTGTTGGTGTTACTGGACCTACAGGACCGATTGGTGCAACTGGACCTACTGGTGTTACTGGCGCAACTGGTGCTACTGGTGCTGGTGGTGTTGAAGCGGTTAACGCTCAAACTGGCACAACTTATACTTTTGTTTTATCTGACAAAGATGATCTAGTGACTGCATCAAATGCTTCAGCGCAAACTTACACAATTCCTTTGAACTCATCTGTTGCCTTCCCAACTGGCAGCCTTGTCAACCTTATTCAGATTGGTGCAGGTCAAGTAACTGTTGTCGGCGCTGGCGGTGTAACAGTCGCTTCAACTGGAGCTACATCAACAACACCTAAATCAAGAGCGCAGTATTCAGTCATTACTCTCATCAAGGCTGGAACTGACTCATGGTATGCGACAGGTGACATTGCCTAATGCCAATTCTAGGAGTTGTTGCATCAAGTATTAAGACTGCAACTGGTTTAACAGTTGTTGATTACCTTGTAGTTGCTGGTGGCGGTGGTGGAGGTTGGGCTTATCTTACTGGTGGTGGTGGTGCAGGTGGACTTCGTTCAACCGTTACTGCAACAGGCGGTGGTGGTTCTTTAGAAACACCATTAAATCTTGCTTCAAATACTGCTTACACAGTAACTATTGGCGCTGGTGGTGCAGGTGCTGCTGGCTCACCATCAAGACAAGGAGTTAGCGGTTCTAATTCTGTATTTTCAACAATCACCGCAACTGCAGGCGGTGGCGGTGGAGGTAATGCTGCTGGAGCAAGTGGCACTGATTACAACGGTCTAAATGGTGGTTCTGGTGGCGGTACTGGAAACAATGGAACAGTTGTTGGAACTGGAACAACCAATCAAGGTTATGCTGGCGGACTAAATGTTTGGAATGGAAGCGTAGGTGGTGGAGGCGGTGGCGGTGGTGCTAATGCAGTTGGTGCTGCAGGTTTAACCTCTGGTGGCGGTGTTGGTGGTAATGGTGGTGCGGGTGTAAGCACTTCAATTTCAGGAACATCTACTGCCTATGCAGGCGGTGGAGGTGGAGGCAGCGCGTTTTCATTAACATCAGCAGGTGGTACAGGCGGCGGCGGTGCTGGTGGAAGTGCATCAGTAAGTTCTGTTGCAGGAACTGCTAACACAGGTGGTGGAGGCGGTGGTGCTGGTGGAAGTGGAACAGGTCCAAGCGAAGGTAGTAACGGTGGTTCAGGAATTGTTATAGCTCGTTATCAATCTCCAACACAATTAGCATCTGGTGGAAATACAATAGTAAGTTCAGGTGGATATTATGTTCACACTTTTACTTCTTCGGGAACTTTTAACACAACCCCTTCTTTCGTTGCAAAAGCAACAGGTGGAACTGTAACTACAAGTGGTGGTTACTGGATTCACACATTTACTGGTTCGGGTACATTCACACCTAATCAAGCATTAACAAATGTTGAATACCTTGTAATTGCTGGCGGTGGCGGAACAGGTGCCGAAGCAAGCGGTGGCGGTGGTGCTGGTGGATATCGTTGCTCAGTGGTTGGTGAATCTTCAGGAGGCGGAGCAAGTGCCGAATCCAGAATTTCAATGAGTTCTGGAACTAATTACACAATAACAGTTGGTGCTGGCGGTCCAAAGGGTGATAGAAACGGTTTTGACCCTACTAGTAATGGTGGTAATTCATCAATCAGCGGTACAGGTTTAACTACAATCACCAGTCTCGGTGGTGGTAAAACCATAGCATTTTCAACAGGCGCATCAGGTGGTTCAGGTGCAGGAGGTAGCGGTGGCGCAGGCGCAAATGGCGGTGCTGGTACAACAGGTGAAGGTTATGCAGGTGGTGCTGGTTTTAACTCAAACAACCCTAGAGTTGGTGGAGGTGGTGGTGGTGCTGGCGCAGTAGGTAGTGCTGCATCATCTACCGTTGGCGGTGCTGGCGGTAACGGTGTTGCTTCTTCAATTACTGGAACTTCAGTTACTCGCGCAGGCGGTGGTGGTGGTGCTGGAAACAGCGGTTTTGCAACTGGCGGTGCAGGTGGAACTGGCGGTGGCGGTGCGGGAGGAACAAATCTAGGTGCAGCAACAAATGGAACCGCAAACACTGGTGGTGGCGGTGGTGGTACTGCCGTTGCTAATGACAATGTAAGACTTGGACAAGCCGCTGGCGGTTCAGGCGTAGTTATAATTCGATACGCAGTCTAACTAATGGGGGAAAAATGACAGTAACGAAGATCAAAGAAGTTAAGCCAACACAGTGCTTTTCTTATGAAGTAACAATGATGGTTCACATAATTGCTGACGATGAAGCAAGTGCTAAGTCGCAGCTTGATGAAAAAGGTGGCATTGTCACCAAAAGAGAAGTAAAATTATTAAATATAGCCGTTTTGTATGGCGAAGAAAAGGAAAAGTAAATGGCACATTATGCAAAAATTGAAAATGGTGTAGTCACACAAGTCATTGTTGCTGATGGGCCTGATTGGTGTGAACAAAATTTGGGTGGCGAATGGGTGCAAACCTCTTACAACACCAATGGTGGCGTTCACGCTAACGGAAAAATTCCTATTCACAAAAATTATGCAGGCATTGGCTACACATTTGATGGCGTAGGTTTTGCAGCGCCAAAGCCTTATGAATCATGGACATTAGATGTTGACACTTACCTTTGGAACGCGCCAACACCGATGCCAGTTGAAGAAGGCAAAATGTTTGCATGGGATGAAGCAACACTTGCTTGGGTTGAAGTTCCAACAGAATAATTAAGATTCGGGGGAATCAATGCGTTTTCATATTGTGGCATTGCCACACACACAGGTAACAAAAGAGTTCGCAGGATGCGCCTTTACTGAAAAGGTGCGCCGCTTTTGTATAATGATGCACGATTTAGGCCACGAAGTCTTTTTGTATGCTGGCGATGAGGTTGAGGCACCTGTTACCGAATTGATTACTTGCGTGTCAAAGAAGCAACAAGAGGCAGCGCTTCACGGTGTAGCTCACTACACCCAGTTCCCGTTTAACGGGTGGCTTTGGGATTCCTTCAATGCTAAGGCAATTACTGAAATTGCAGATCGCATTGAAAAAGAAGATTTCATTTGCCTTATCGGTGGCAGCGCACAAAAGCCAATTGCCGATGCCTTTCCTGCCCATATTGCCGTGGAGTTCGGCGTTGGCTACGGCGGTGTGTTTGCCAAGTTTCGAGTCTTTGAATCGTATGCCTGGATGCACTCAATTTATGCAGGGTGGAAAAACCCGACAACTGCCGATGGCCAGTTCTACGATGCGGTCATTCCAGGGTATTTAGAACCTGAAATGTTCCCATTGGGAGATGGCAACGGAGACGAGCAGGGCGAGTATTACCTTTTCATTGGTCGGTTGATTGATCGCAAGGGTTATCGCATTGCACAAGAGGTTTGCCAGCGTTTAGGCAAACGATTGATTTTGGCTGGTCCTGGCGAGCAATCAGGATATGGCGAGTTTGTCGGTTCAGTTGGACCTGAAGAACGCGCAGCTTTAATGGGCGGTGCCATTGCCACCTTTGCACCAACACTTTATGTAGAACCTTTTGGCAATGTAGTAATCGAATCACAGGCTTGTGGCACGCCAACAATCACAACTGATTGGGGTGCATTTACAGAGAACAATCCTGATGGAATTTCAGGCTTCAGGTGCCGTACTTTGGCTGAATTTATGCAGGCAGCCGAAGGGGTCAAATACCTAGATCGGGCCAAAATCCGAAATCGTGCCGTATCGCTCTATAACCTTGATACTATCGCCCTTCAATACGAGGCTTACTTTCAGCGATTATTAACCCTTTGGGGCGATGGCTGGTATCAGATGGGGGATGTAAATGGATAGAGGCGAAATACTAGATGAAGCCAAGCATCTCACTCACGGTGATCGCAATAAAAATTATGGAAAGCCATTAACAAATCATCAGCGCATTGCTGGTTTATGGTCAATCTATTTAGAACAAGAAATTTCTCCATCTCAAGCTGCGATGTGCCTTGCACTTGTCAAAGTTGCTAGGTTGATTGAATCACCTGATCATCTTGATAGTTTTGTAGATGGCGCTGCATATTTTGCAATTGCTGGCGAGATCGCCACAAGTTAAGTTTAGGCGCTAAACACGCCCCCATAGAAAAACCCCCTGCAGCCGTTCCTGCAGGGGGTTTTTCGTTTCTTTAATTACTTGATGTATTCACGCAATGCTTGAATGATGATTGCGGTGGCGGTGGTGCCTTCATTTCGCGCTTTTTCTAATGCTAACTGCCACAAGTCAGCATCAATGCGGATTGATCTAAGTGGGGTCATAGAACCACGCACTCAGTCATTGAACCCCAACACCAGCCAAGAAACTCTGCACTCGGTGCATCAATGCCAACCCACCAAAGGTTTGCAGAAACCTGCCAAATCAAGATTAGGCCAATGAAAAGAGCAATTGCGCGTACTTGCTTGCCACGCTTTGTAATCATTAGTTATTCTCCAATTCTTGAATATGTGCAATGGTCAAGGCAGAGTTCACAATTGCCCTGCGAAGTGATTGCTTCATTTCATCAAAATCGCCTGATTCGCTTGCTTCGTTAAGGTCACGACTAATTTGATACATAGTATCTGCAATATCAATTACTAACGCTTTGTAAGCACCCATTTTAGTTATTCTCCAAATTCGCTAGGTATGCCTCAAAGCAAGGCAGGCATAGGTTGACTTTCATAACTGATTCAAATGTTTCTTTGCAGGCATTGCACTTGCAGGTGTAGTTAGTTGAAAACATTACTCACCTATTTCTTCAAGTAGTGCTGAAAGCATCTCAAGGTGCCATTGTTCTTGCTGGCGTTCGTTGCAAGAGTTTGCTTCTTTTGCTTGTTCCAAGTGGTACTCAGCAACATCTTTTAGTTTCATTATGAAACCACCTTCACATTAAAAGGCAATCCCATATCTTCACGAATCCAAGTTGAGACTTGAGATTCATCAAAGTTAGGCAACTGCATAAGCGCCTTTAATGGGAATCCATATTGCTTTCCTGTTGCAACTTCAATCGCTGAAAGTGGGAACTTTTCTTTGCGCAGATTGATGCCCATAAATTTGTATTCTTTGCGAGCATTGACAAAAGTACCGCCAAGAACATCTGATGGGTTTTTGAATCCATAAGAAGTTCCAACTGCCAACCAGTTTTGTGCTTCAGGTGAATTTAGATTTACACCTGATTCACTCAAAGTAACTGCAACTGCCTTTACAGTATAATTGTATTCATTGCCATATTTGGTGCTTTGCTTCAAGAGTTGAAGATTGTGCTTTGCAAGGATTGCCTTAACTGATTCTTCAATCTCATTGGTGATTTCAATTGCTAGTGATTTTGATACTGACATTTTCTGATCCGTTCTTAGGGGCCGTTCCCCATTGAGATAAAGATAGCACCTGTATATACGCATGGGCAAGATTGACCCCCAAGACACATAACGATTTGATAACGCACTTTGGGCGTGTTAGGGTCAGATTGAGGCGTGGGAACCCGAAGAATTGGGGAATTGCTAGGGTTTTCACGCCTTACCCCTACACTTGGGCAATGACCACCGTAATCGCCTATCAGGGGCCTGATTTTGCCATTTTGGGGGCAGACTCTCAGGTGACTGATGGGGATAAGCGCATCATCTCACCCAGCACGCCGAAGATTGTGAAGCTGAAAAAGTACCTGTTGGCAGTTAGCGGTGATTGCAGGCCAGGGGATATTCTCACCTATAACTGGACACCGCCAGCCTACGATGGCACTAATCCAGTTGCCTTTGTGGGCAAAAAGATTGTGCCAAGCATCATTGCGGCATTTAAGTTGCAGGGCTTTGATTACACCAAAGAAGGAATCAGTTATTCATATTTACTGGCATTTGCTGGCAATATATTTGAAATTGGCGATGATCTCAGTGTGACTCAAAGCGCTGATGGACTCTATGGGGTTGGCTCAGGCTCTGCCTACGCGCTAGGCGCATTGGCGGGGCAACTGCCGAACCTTGCCAAACCTGATTGGGCGCAAGAACAAATACTTGAAGCGCTGACAATTGCTGCCAAATATGACATTAACACCGCCCCACCTTTTCAAATTGAAGTTCAGCGAGTCTAAGCGGGTTGCCCCGTTCAATCGCGTGTAGTATGTGCGCACCTACTTTGAACGGAAAGGAAAACTATGTTTTGGTTAGGCTTAGTGTGTGGATTTATAGGCATCATTTGCCTTTATCTCATCATCATTGCAGCTTTTGAAATCGGTGAAGGCCGATGAATTTAGATCAATTTAAGAAACCACGCGAACCATTATTTTCAATTCATAATCATTCAGACGGCCACATTGCCCTTTATCTTGAAGAACAAGATGCGGTAAAAGATATGCTTGAAGATGTGGTGGGCAATTTTGATCACAAAATGCTGATGGAACTGCAAGGAATCTGCGCAGAATCGGTAAAAGCCGAAGGCCATTTTGACCGATTGGAAACGGCACGCGAGAATCTAGGCGATGGCGCACCATTACTTTGCAGTATGACTGAACAGGAAGCACTGATTTTGGCTGAAGATTTGATTCGAGCAGTTAAGTTTGCTCGCATTGGGCGCGAGGCTCAAGGCAACTACCCATCACTTAAAGTAGTTCAATAGTGGCTAATCCAAATGGGCGCAAAGGCGCACAATTCGAAACTGATGTTATGCGTTGGCTTCGCGGTGCTGGTGCCTTATGTGAGCGTTTGGTAAAGGCAGGTAAGAATGATGAAGGCGATTTAGTCGCAATCATTGCTGGCAAGCAATACATTCTTGAACTCAAGAATCGTAAAACAATAAGTTTGCCTGAATTTTGGCGTGAAGCTGAAGTTGAGGCAGAAAACTACGCAAAGGCTCGCGGTTTATCCGAGGTGCCATTGCATTACATCATTCTCAAGCGCCGAAACGCTGGGATTGAAAAAGCCTGGGTAATCCAGGACCTTCAACAATGGTTAGCAGAAAAGCATTGAGAACTTTTGATTTCTTTGTTGATCTACCACGATTTGTTGAAGCCAAGTGTGCAGATATTGAGGATAAGGATTTATTCTTCCCTGATAACCGCACACAAGAGGCAGAAAGACTGCACCAACTTAAAGCAATATGCTCAAGTTGTATTCACGAAAAGGAGTGTTTGGAGTACGCACTAGAAAAACAAATAATCCACGGCATTTGGGGTGGCTCAACGCCAGCCGAAAGAGATGCTTTTGTTGTAAAGGATAGGGGTGTCACCTTCAAAGGTATGGCACTTGGCATTATCCAATTACATAAAAAAGGGTTATCTGTCAACGAAATTGCAGGCCAATTGAACACATCGCCTAGTTATGCAAAGCGAGTTGTGAGCAAGTGGTTAGCAACTGAACAAGGAGCAACACCATTACACCAACAGATAAAAGACTCATCCGAAGGCTTGCGGTAATCATTGTGGTTAGCGTGGGAACTTCATTAACAGTTCAAGCAATAATGGCACCGCCTGCAGTACCACAATTGGTGATTTACAAAGATCGCCCGCATTTAATGCAGGTTAATCCAAAGGAAGTGGCTCGCGAGCTACTTACCGCACATCAGTTCAAGTGCTTTAACGCTCTTATGAGCAAGGAAAGCGCCTGGCAAGATAAGAAAAATCCGACCAGCACCGCATCCGGGGTTGGGCAGTTATTGGATGGCACTTATCGAAATCTTGGAATGAAGCGCAGTAAATCAACTGTTGCTCAAACCATCGCAGCACTTGCCTACATAGGCAGAAAGTACGGTTCCAGCGGTCCTTGCGGAGCGTGGGAACATTTCAAACAAAAGAACTATTACTAATGGGGGTTAGTATGAGTGTAGAAATAGAAACAGGCGTGGTGGACTTTGATGCCAACACTGCCGCTTGGCTGGAGCAGTATAAATCTGCCCAAGCCAAGATCAAAGAACTGCAAGAAGTTGCAGATGTTGCTCGCGCACACATCGAGCGAGCAATGGGCGATAATCAATTGGGTATGTTCTTAAACCGCCCAGTTGTTCGCTACACATTTGTTGAGTCAAGGCGCTTTGATACCAAACGCGCCCGTGAAATCCTGCCTGCGCAGGTTATAGATGCTCTTGAGATAGTATCTACTTCTCGAAGATTCTCTATTGTGAACGAGGACTAAAAACAAATGACATTTACGCCTTTGAACTCGCCAGCACAAAAGTTAGCCGTTGAACTTGGCGGCATAATTAGTGAGGCAAGTAAGTGGTCTCCACGAAGCCAACAGGTTTATATCGGACCTAGTGAAGTTGGCCAAGAGTGTGTTCGCAGACTTGCTTACAAGTTGCTGGATTGGGATAAGGCAAATGAATCGGGTGGCGGTTCTTGGGCTGCCAATGTCGGAACCGCCATCCATTCATTTCTTGAAGAAATCTTTGCCAAGATGCCTGAAAAATATGAGGTTGAGCAAAAGGTTAAAATTCGAGCCAACCTTTCAGGCACCATTGACCTTTACGATATTGAAAAAGGCTATGTGCTGGACTGGAAAACCACATCACCTGCAGGTGTAAAAGCCAAGCGCAGTGAAGGTGCAACCAGCCAACAAATCACTCAAGTTCAGCTTTATGGTTACGGCAAGGCACAAACTGGCGTAATTGTGAACAAAGTTGGACTTATTTACCTGCCAACTGGCGGTTCCATTGAAGATATGCACATTGAACTCTTTGATTATGACGAGCAGGCAGCACTTGATGCCCTTGCTCGTCTTGATTCGGTGTATTCATTGCTATCAACCATTGATGTTGAGGAAAATCCTGCCATGTGGCCTTTGATTCCTTCAACACCATCTCGAATGTGTATGTATTGCCCTTATTACCGACCTTTTAGCACTGATCTATCAGTTGCTTGCAATGGTGATACAGATGTGTGAGCGTGATGGTTGTGGGTGCGGATTTCCTGTCAAAACAATCAACGATATTGCCAAAGAATTGGCTGAACTCACACCACCAATAGAGTTAGAAACAAACTAACACCAAACCAAAAGAAACGGGGGAAAGCCAAATGGCTTTTTCAGCACCAAGTAGTAATACAGAATCAGTAAAGGTTGCCGACCTTAACGGCCACCTATTGATTCTTGAAGCAATTGAATACAAAACTGGCATCCCTACAGTTCATGGTGATGCCGATGCAATTGAAGTTCGTATCAATGATTTAGATACAGGCTTCAATCACGAATCAGTCTTGTTCTTTAATGTAGCTTTGAAGAACGCATTGAAAACAAAAATTGGCCAAAAGGTATTGGCTCGTATCGGACAGGGCCAAGCAAAGCCTGGTAAGTCAGCGCCGTGGATTCTGCTCGATGCAACAGGCGATGCTGATGCAGTTGCTAAGGCAAACGCATTTATCGGAAACGCGGGCGCACCAGCACCTGCGCCAGCACCTGCCAGTGCTAATATCAATGACCCTGCAGTGCAGGCATTGTTAGCACAACTGGGAGCAAAACCAGTTAACTAAACTTCTTGGTTGTTTGTCCTTTCTGACCAAGAGAACGGCGTTGTGATGGTTCACAGATGAGGGATTGCATCGGGGGATGCAACTGCAGGTTCGATTCCTGCAACGCCACGCAAGACTAGCGAACGGGGGAACAATGCCATTTTATGAATTCACTTGCGATTGTGGGCATCATGCTGAAGCCTTTTTTCAAATGGATGATGATAAACGCATCATTTGCGAAGGATGCAAAAAGAAGTTAATGCAACGCAAGTATTCACTTGGGGGCATTGTTCTCAAAGGTGAAGGATGGGGGAGTAAATGATTACTGCAGTTTCTTTATTTGCAGGTGTTGGTGGCTTTGATTTAGCACTACAACGAGCTGGTGTAAAAGTAGTTGCATCAGTCGAATGGGATAAAAAAGCGCAGGAAGTGTTACGCCGACACTTTCCTGAATCAACTATTTTCGGCGATATATCGGGGGTAACAGGTGAACAACTCATTGCAGCAGGATTTGAACCTAGAAATGGAATCATCACAGGCGGATTCCCCTGCCAAGATTTATCAGTGGCTGGAAAACGAGCAGGATTGGGTGGTTCTCGATCAGGATTATTCTGGGAAATCTGCCGATTGCTTGACGAAACAAGAGCGCAAAATTTTATCCTCGAAAATGTCCCTGGCTTACTTTCCAGTAATCAAGGCGCAGACATGGCCGTTGTTCTTGAAGCGTTGGTTGAGCGCGGGTATCGCATCGCCTACAGGGTGCTTGATGCTCAACACTTCGGAGTTCCCCAAAGAAGGCGTAGAGTGTTCATTGTCGGGTGTCTTGGAGACTCAAGGGGAACACCTGAAGAAATACTCGCTATCGCCGAAGGCCGCGCAGGGTATCTTGCGCAGAGCAAATCGAAGGGAAAAGACACTGCCAGTGCAATTGCAACAAGCGCTGGAGAAAGTGGCGAACCAGTAGTTTCTGCATTTAGTCCATCAAGTTTTGCTGAATATGTAGAAAATGAGGATATTTCAGCAACATTGCGAGCAGGTGGCGGTGATATTGGTGGTGGCAGTGAAACCCTTTTGATTGATAGTGCAGTTTATGGTCAATCAGGATTTGCAAAATACACTGAAGGTGTCACAACACTTACTGCTACTTCTTACAAAAGGCCTGAAGATAATGTTGTTCTTCACGAAAGCTAAGCGGGCGCAAAGTGTTACAGATTATGAATCTTGGATTGCGGGGGGGGTAGTGCCAACATTGAACGCAATGGATAACAACGGTGAAGCATTTGCAACAGTTTTGATTATTGATGGCACCCGTGTTAATGATGTACGGGTGTATGAAGATGGCATTGTGCCAACAGTAATTTCACGATACGGAACAGGGGGTGGGAATGTGCCAATGATATTTAGCCATACTCAAGGCTTAGATGTGCAAGCAAGTGAAACAAACTCACCAACACTTAGAACAGGGGGCGCAGGAATGGCAGTTGTTTATCCAATTGACGATGCAAGAGAATTAGAAAAGCACCAAAACGGAACTGGCATTGGTGCTGAAGGCGCACCTGCATACACATTAGATAGGCAACAGGCACCTGCAGTTGTTGTTACAGATGAAGCACTGGCAATGCGCGATAGGGAAGGCAAGCCGGGCGGTGGCAAAGGTCCATTGGTATCAACAACGGCTTTTACTTTATCAACCTCAAATTTTCACACGATTTCACCTAATGCAAGTGTTGTTCGCCGATTGACACCAGTTGAATGTGAGCGCCTTCAAGGGTTTCCTGATGGTTGGACCGATGGGCAGGCAGATTCAAACCGATACAAGCAAATGGGCAACGCGGTAGCAGTGCCTGTTGTGAGTTGGATTATTGAACGAATGGTGGCGCAGATCGGTGAGTGATTCCTGCGTTAATTGTGGAAATGATGATGGACCGCACCACATCTGCACTGATTGCCTAACTTTGATTGAATGTAACTGTTCGGGGGAACACAATGAGTAATCTTTTGCCAATTGCTTTGCGCTTTTTAGCTCAAGGTATCTCTGTTGTTCCAACTGCCAATGATGGTTCTAAAAGACCTGCATTTGCTTGGCAAGGATTTCAAGAGCATCTGCCTATTGCTGATGAACTCTTGATGTGGTTCAAAGATGGCGTTGATGGCATTGGTGTTATTACTGGCCAAGTCTCAGGCAACCTTGAGATGCTAGAACTTGAAGGTCGAGCAGTTGCCGAAAAAATGCACCTTGAAATTGCAGAAATTGCTAACAATTCAGGGCTTGGCGATTTGTGGCAACGACTCAATGGCGGTTATGTCGAATTGACACCATCAGGCGGGCTTCATTGGCTCTATCGCGTATCAGATGGCACCTTGCCAGGAAATACAAAGTTAGCGCGAAAGCCTGGCGAAAACGGCGGTGTGGATGTATGGGCCGAAACGCGAAGCGAAGGTGGCTTTACAATCACCGCGCCAAGTGGCGGTGCCACACATCCTTCGGGCGGTGCTTGGACACTGATAGGTGGCTCAATTGAGACAATCCCAACAATTACGATGCTGGAGAGATCAGCACTGCACGCAATCTTTGCGATGTTTGATGAGATGCCAAAAGCTGAAAATCTGCAACAAGAAGTAGTTGCAAAGCATGATGGGATTCTCACCCCTGGCGATGATTACAACGCCCGCACAACTTGGGAAGAATTACTGCAACCTTTGGGCTGGACTGTTGTTTATCGCAAGGGTGAATCAACCGTGTGGCGCAGACCAGGTAAAACCGAAGGCATCAGTGCCACCACCAACTTCAATGGCAACGATAAGTTCTATGTTTTCTCAACTAGCACTCAATTTGATTCTGAAACCTCATATTCTAAGTTTGCGTTTTATGCAATGACTAAACATGGTGGAGATTTCAAAGTAGCAGCATCAAACTTGCGAAATCTTGGCTATGGGGCGCAAACGCTCAATTCTTTTGATTCAAGCAATAATCTGATGCCTACAAACCAACTACAAAGCCCACCACAAGCCGCTGAAGCTGATTTAAGCGGCGAAGAATCCAGTTGGAAACCAGTAGCGCTGAAAGATTACTTTGATGGTTTATTTCAAGCACCGATTGCCACTATTCTCAAGCGAACCGATGGCCACGGCCTCATCTACACAGGTCGAGTCCATTCCATTTATGGTGAATCAGAATCGGGCAAATCATGGATTGCGCAAATTGCAACTGCAGAGTGTCTGAAGAACGATAAAAAAGTTATTTATATTGATTTTGAGAGCGACCCGATAGATATTGTGAATCGTCTTAAAGCGCTAGGCGTATCGCGTGCCAACCTGCTCCAATACTTTTCATACATTCGCCCTGAAGGTGCGCGTGATGCCGATGACCCATATTGGCAGGCCATCCTTGAGCCAAATTCTGCCACCCTTATCATTATTGACGGCGTAACCGAATCCCTGACAATGTGGGGTGGTGAGTCCAAAGATAACGATGCCATCACCCGCTGGATGCGCATATTCCCAAGAACGGTAGCAACCGCCAGTGGCGCAGCCGTTGTGCTTATTGATCACATCACAAAGAACGCAGAGACACGGGGGCGGTTTGCCATTGGCGGGCAGGCAAAGTTAGCAACCATTGATGGCGCTGCCTATCTCGTAGAGCCTCTTGAGGCACTTGCCCCTGGTAGAACTGGAACGCTGACAATGAGAGTGACTAAAGATCGCCCAGGATTTGTTCGAAAGATTGCAGGTATGTGGAGAAAGTCAGATAGGACCCAAGAGGCAGCAGTTTTCACCATTGATTCAACTAGGGCGCAGATGGAGTATGTGATTGGCGTGCCATTACTTGAGGACGAGCTAGAGAGCAACAAAGAGTTCAAGAAGCAAAAAGAGGTTGCAGAGTTTATTCACAACCATCCTGGCGCTTCACGGCGATTGGTTGCTGAAGGAATTACTGGTTCAAAGGATGCCATTGGGGAGCGAATCAGTGACCTTTTGGCAGGTGGCTGGATAGAAAACCGTGGCAATGACAGGTCATTTATTCTATACATCAGCGAGTTAGGCAAGAGCCATTTCAATCTTTTAGATGCCGAAATCACTCAATTGAAGGTGAATTGAGGTGTACCGTACTGTACCTTTTGTGTACCTTTTTATTTTAGGTACAGAGGCAGTATTGAGCGTGATCGGTGTGCGTACTGTACCGCTTATGTATATAAGCGGTAATAGGTACACCATCACACTCGGTTTAGGTACGCCTAATGAGTGAGTTGGATTTCAAACCCATTGATTGCAGAAATTGCGGTAATCTGATTTGGGCAGGGGTCAGTGCAACCAGCCGATGCGACATAAAACTTGATACGGCTCGACTCAACCTTGTTGAAGAAGTCATGGCACTCACGGCTGGCCTAGCCACCTATCAAATCCATCGCACCGCCCTTTCATTTGAGGCAACAAGAAGAACGGCAACGCGGATGAAGGTGGCAGCGCCACTTGTGCTTGCCACCCACACCTGCAGAGCGCTAACAGTCTTTGGTCAGCAACCGCCTGACTATTTTGGTTCCACAAAGGAACCTTTAGGAACTACCAGTGAGAAGGTGCCATTTTGAACTGCAACATCTGCCAGCGCCCAACAGAGGCAATCACCTGCCGCACTTGCCATAAGGCAATAGTTGTGTGGCTTACAAGTATCCCAAACCTGCAGGTATTGGCTGGAGATCACATTGCACCAGGCAGGTCAGGGTCAGGGGCAGCATCTGCCGAACGCTCCATTGGGGTAAATGTCAACGCCCTAGATTATTCAATGGCAATTGAGTTACTGGCAATCCTTCACAGTTGGGAGTCAGAGATTAGATCAGCGCGACAATTGACACCGCCCGCGCTGCTCAAGAAGGAACCAACAACAGATGCTGAAGTTCAGGCAACCTGCGATTTCCACATTACCCACCTTGATTGGACGATGGGGCAGGAATGGGCAAGCGATTTCTACAATGAGGTTAAAGAACTACATTCAAAGGGAATGTCTGCGGCCAAGCAATTTATTGAGCAACCCCGAAGAATCCCATGCCCAACAGATGATTGTGGCAAGTATGTGGTCATTGATGCTGAACATCTGATGGCAGATGTAAGTTGCTATGGTTGCAAGCAATCATGGACAGTGTTGCGCCTTGTAGCTTTAGCAATGAGCAACCCAAGCCGTAAGTTCTTTTTAGATGTTGAAGCCATTGCATTGTGGCTAGGGATTACTCAACGCCAGGTGTATAAAATCGTAAAGGCTAACAACATTGAACGCCGTGGCAGTTTGTATGATTTGGCTGGAGTCATTGCCAATAGATAAAACTTGACAGAAAAGTTCACAATCTCTTGCTACACTTTCGTTAACAGGTATTGCTATCTAATTACACGCCCAGCCAATCGGTTGGGCTTTACTCATTTATGGATGGATATGGATACCGAAACAGTCGAAGAAGTTGATGAAGCATTGGCACACGCCGTTGATACACGCGCCAAGACAATTGATTCCAAGAAGCACATTGTTGATAAGTTTATTGATGATCTACTTGATAGCCGATTGGAGCTAACCAAATGTTAAGCATTGGGGTAACAATCGGTGATGTATCAACAGACATAATGACAGATCAGGTGCTTTCATTCGATGCAGTTGAAACATTGCTGACGAGAGCAACTAACTCAACCCTTGATGCTTACAATCGGTATGTGGTTGTGAATGAAGATTTAGAGGCAGTTCAAGAGGATGATGAATAGTAAGCAAGTATGTACCAAATGTAAGATAGATAAAGATTTAGATGCTTACCATGCAGACAGACGAACGGGAAACCGCAAAAGAAATGTTTGCATTGATTGCAGACAATTACAACGCCAAATAACAAACATATCTACATTTGAGTATGCAAAGTTATTAGTTGAGCAAAACAATGCGTGTGCTATATGTGGTGTGTCAGCAACAGAGTTAAAGCGTGAGTTGAATGTTGACCATAACCACGAAACAAAAAAGATACGCGGTTTGTTATGTCACCATTGCAACATTGGATTGGGTAACTTCAAAGATAGCACTACATTCTTATCAGTTGCCATTGAATACTTGGAGCGAACAGATGGTGTTGCCTAGACCTTGTGCGGGATGTGGTCGAGTAGTCCGAGCAAGTAGATGTGTTGAGTGTCAGCGCCTTAAAGACCGCGCCCGCCCTACCCGCACCCAGCGTGGCTACGACTACAGTTGGAACAAGCTAAGTAAGTATTTAAGAGAGCAGCAACCTTATTGTTCTATTCCAGGTTGCACTAACAAAGATTTAACAGTTGATCACATAATTCCTTTAAGTGATGCACCCCACCTACGCCTAGAGATTACAAATCTAAAAGTGCTTTGTCGGATGCACAATTCGCGCAAAGGAAACTCATAGCACATATACCCCCCGTGGCACTACTGGGTACAGGTACAAAGTTGCGCAAGCGTGCGGGGTATAAACAGATCGGAAGAGCACACGTCTG